CGTTCATCTGGGTGCATTTGTGGCGGGAGTGCGGGTTGGACTGACTGCAATAACTCGACTACACGTGAAGTAAGAGACTTGTCAAGCACGGTCGATCTTATTTGTTATGATAAATGTTATGTAATATCAGGCGCAAATAAAGGTTATTGGGTGCTTCCGTCTTCTTGCATCTTCTATTGGAATAACACACTTATTCAATCCCCAGTTTGGGTTAATGACTCTTTTGAAAATATTAGGCTTTTAAAAAAGGTTATTGAGCCCGGTTGGAGCGAAATAGGTGCAAATACCATTATTGATAACTTTTTCGGCACAATCAATGTCAATGGACAGAAAATCGAGACTTGTCAAATCGTTTGGGAACAAAAAGACGGTGGAGTACTGCCTAATATTTTTGCTGCTTATGAAGTAGACGGAGTAACACCTTCCGATCTTCATCTCAATCCGGATTTGAACAATGTTGCTTTACGTGCCAGCGAAACAGGTAATTTCGTTGGAGCTTTACCGCCGGCGCAAACAAAAACAATATCAAACACTTTCAAGAATGTCAATGCCAATGGAACGATAACGACTGCAAATGGACTAATAATGTCTATCGATCCTGTAACCGGATTATTAACAAATAATCTTGACCCGACTACATATAATGGTCAAGAGTGGAATCGCTTTACAGCTCCTGTGTCTGGTGACTTGGGATCACAATCGACTTTCAAAGGCGTTAATAATATGAATTTCGCTACTGGACAAACATCGGGTGTGTATATAGGAAAAAATCAACCCCTATTTGGTCCTGAATTATTCCCAAAATCGGGGATATTCTCGCTCGAAGCAAATAAGCGATACAAAGTAATTGATATTTCTCCGGATTCGACTTTTCCAGCAGATACCGGAATTACGATTAAGAAAGAAGGCACAATGGATGTTCAGGTCGGAAGAAGCGGTGTGTTTTTTACTGCTTTGGATATAACCGGCTACACTTTTCAAGCCAATAACTCACAAGTGAGCATCGTTGAAGTACTTGCAACTCCATTTGAAAGCGTTGAATGTACGGCTTATGTTAACGGAACTACGCCAAGTAGCCTTCTTCCTCGTTTTTCGTGCCCGATGAATGAAGATGTTTTAATCTTGTATCACAGACAAACTGATACTCCAGTTTTATTTAGCGAAATAGCGAACAACAAACACGCTTATTTCCAAAATTTTGCTGTGTCAAATGCAGATTCGGAATATTACGCACTAATTACCGATACGGTTAATTACATATCTAAGCCTGTCAATTTGCGTTATTGCCAAATTGAGGTAAATATTCACTTTGATAAATTATTACGAATATGAATCAATTACAGCTAGGTAACGCATCAATAGTCGTATCGCATCAAAATCATCTGCGAAAACACAGAGTGCCGATGCAATTAGGCTGGACATTTGGAATTAGCATGAGTTTTCCGAATAATCCTTATGCACACAGATTAAAGATACAGTTAAGAAATTATTCCTTAACTATCAAAGAGAGAAAGAAGACAATGACAAATTACTTTATTAATTAATTATGAGAAAAATAGAGATAACCGGAAAAGACCTTCCGTGCGTAATTATTACGGAAAATGGGAGACATATCGGAACCTTTCCGAAGAATTTTCTAGTAGATAGATCGTCTGGCGAGAGTGTTAGTCTTCGTGATATTACGCGACGTAGTTTTTCTTTTGAGAGACCGCACTCCGATGTAACTATTGACGGCATACAGGCAACAGTCGCCAATCGTGCAGAATTGCTGCAAAACGCGCTTTTTAAATTAGCTTCCGGAAGTGGCTCTGGCTCCGGGGGCGTTGAATACTTCAAGGAGGGATTGGTACAGCATTACGATGCAATTGAGCGCGGAAATAATCCTTTAATTTGGAAGGATTTAATCGGGTCGAATGACGGCACGCTTGAAAATGCTGTTTGGTTAGATAAATCCTTGCAATTCAATGGAGATGCAAGACTTTTATTTACTGGTGACATAACTCCAGATTATACAATAATGATGGTGGCAAAAAGATACCCCACACAGGGGGCGCATCCAAGACTCACTGGCGAATCGGTTGCAGGAAAAGATGAATATCCCTGCTTTCTTCTTCAAACCAATAGCAATAATTATAGCATATATGGCCATGATGTTGATGCGCAATTTTTACCATTAAGAGCGATGCCGGCTAATGTATTTGTGCATTTAGCATTTAGATACAGCAGCGCAAACAAGGTTGTTGAATTATTTGAAAATGGCATTAAGATTGGCGAAAGAAGTGTTATCACAGATGCTGTATCAACGATAAAGGCTTATTTAGGCGGCAGGAGTGATATCATTAGTGGAGGCACAAGATTTTTCAATGGCGAGATTTGTAACTTCATGGTTTATGATAATGCGATACCGGCCGAAGCGATATTAAATAACTACCATGTGGATTACGAGAGATTCATAAAAAATTAAATGTAAATGGATGCAATAAAAGCCTTTTTTTCTATCATAACAAGTGCGCTATTGACAATCTTTAACCCGATGTTTAATCCGGTTATCTTGTTAGTCGTTCTTTTTGTCTTTGATATTTTGGCTGGAATAATAGCTGACAAGATAATTAATAACGCTAATTTTTCGTATGAGAAATTTTGCAAGTCGATTATGTTTTTGTTTTATTATGTGCTTATAATAGGAATATTATACCTAGCTTGCTATCTTCAGGAAGATGTCGAGCAGGGAGCATTGTTATTAAAAACAATTACATACGTATGTGCCTATTTCTATTTCTCGAATATCGCAAAGAATTTTCATAATTCATACCCGAAAAATCAATTCTTTGCATTTCTGTACTTTGTCCTATCGTTGGACGTAATAACAAAGAAGATACCCATTTTACATACATTTTTAAATAAAGGAAAAGACAATGAAAACATTAAATGAGCGCAGTATAAAGAATCTAAATGAAGTGCATCCGGATTTAATTCGAGTGATGCAAGAAGCAATTAAAGATACTCCGATAGAATTTACAATTACGGAAGGAGTGAGAACCACCGCGCGACAACGACAGTTATACGCACAAGGTCGAACCGAACCGGGAAAGATTCTTACAAGCGCAGACGGAATAACATTGTTTTCTAATCATCAAAAGAAAACAGACGGTTACGGCCACGCTGTTGATTTGTATGCGAATCCTATCAATGTAAACGATACAAAGAACATCAAGATAGTTGCGGACCACATTTTAGACACAGCCAAAAGATTAGGTGTAAAAATGGAGTGGGGCGGGAATTGGAAGATGAGAGATTATCCACATTTTGAATTGAAAAGATGAAAAAGTATATATTTTTATTAGTCATTGTATTTTCTGTGTTTTCTTGCAAAACAACAAAAGACACAAAGGAAAGTTATTCTGAAAAAGGTAGTGTTGAGTTGTCTCAAGAAGAAGAAAAAAACGAATCTGAAATTGGCGAGAAAAACACCAAAGAGGAGACAGAAAGCAATGTTTTTGAAGAAACCGAAAAGAGCACAACTCAAATAGAGCAGACTACCAATTTTCGCGAAGATGGTTCAAAAGAGTCTGAAAAGACAACAATCTACGTCACAAACGAAAAAGCGACAAAGATAGCCATTGAAAAAGCAGTCAAGGAGACAGAAGAAAAGTATGAGAAATTATTGACTGAAAAAAAACTTCTCCTTGAAAATAAAGACAAGGAAATCGAATATCTGAAATCCGAGAATGCAAAAAAGGATTCGAGAATTATCCAGGGGGTTGAATGGCTTTGGATTAGTCTTGGATTTAGCATTATCTTGCTGGTCGTTATAATTATTTTGATATACTATTTTAAGAAGAAAAAGAAACTATTTTAGGTTATTGTTTTATTTATTTTAAGGTTGCGCCCAGTCTGTGAAGATTGGGCGTTATTATGTATTGTATTATCTAAATGTTAAATTTTGCTTTTAATGAAAAATAATTTGTATGGATATAATTTAATGTCTATATTTGTGCTGTAAAATTAGAACCGGAGAGCCACCGGGATAAAAACGGGCAGGACTACAATGTCAAAAATTAAATGTTATTCAGTTAGATTAGAAAGTTTAATCTCTATTTCTGAAAAATCCTACAAAGCAACCGCATTTGACGGCTCAACGGCTTTTATTCCTAAGTCAATGATGTTTGGAGATGATTATGAAGTTTCTAAAAGTGATGCCTATTGGATTGCTGCATTTATTCTCGAAAAAGAAGATTGCAAACTGCAATACTCAAGCAAAAAAGTAAAATGGTTTGAGCGTTAAATTTCATGTTAACACTCAAGAACTTACAAGCGCGGATAAAGTATTCGCGCTTGTATTGCGGTAAAGATTCGGGATTTGAGCGTCTTTATTTTCGCTATGGTCAAAATGGGAATGGAGTAAAGACATCTGCATGGTTTGAAGTCGTGAATGACAAAGTAAAGGCTTTTTGCAAAGTTGAAAATATACGTCATCGAAATTATTTTGATGACGAACTAGCTCAACGATATAAAAATGAGATAGAGCAGAAATTTCGAGAAATAATCAATAATTGTGAGTTAGAACGAAGAAAAATGCCATTGCATGAACGGCTGAGAGATAATGTAACACCTGTCTACAATGATTCCAGTCTACAACATCAGGCAGATGCTTTGCGCTTCTGTTGTTCTATGAAAGTAACTGCATTGTTTGCTGATACTGGCACCGGAAAATCAAAAATAGCCATAGACTTGGCTATTAGTCGATACGAAGCAAAGCAAATCAAGAAAGTCCTCGTTTTTCTCCCTGTTTCAACAAAAAAGAATTTTGAGAAACAACTTAATTTGTGGGGGGGCGGATTTGAAAAATTAGAATGGAAATTGGTCGGACTTGAAAGTATTAGTGGAAGTAATAATGCTTTTTTAGAAGCTTTAAAATTTTGCGATAGCGAAACACAAATCATCGTTGATGAATCACACATGATTAAAAATCCGAAAGCAAAACGATCGCAACGTATAAAAATGATTTCAAGTAAAACAAGTTATAAGCTTGTCATGACCGGTACCCCTGTAACTAATAATATTCATGATGTATATATGCAATATGCGATTCTTTCCGATTTAATTATTGGAGTTTCGGAATGGAGGGCTTTTGAGGATAAATATATCATTATAGGCGGTGATTTGAAGGATGAAATAATAGGCTATAAAAATATTGATTACCTAATGGGATTGCTTGAGCCTTATACCTATCAAATAGATAAGAAAGATTGTTTGACTCTTCCGGCTAAAAAATTTAGTAATTATTGTTGTCAACTTTCTGATGAACAAACCTGTTATTATCAATTAGAAAAAGAAAAACTACTAGAACTCATACGCGGAGATGATTTTACAGCAATTGATATTTTTCAAGCATTTACGAGAATGCAGCAAATCTGTTCCGGGTATTACAAAGTTGGAAATTCGGCTATTTATTTAGATTCAAACAAATTGAATTTATTGTCAGAAGTTGATACAGCTGAAAAGATAGTGTTTTTTTGCAAGTATATTTTTGAAGTATCTACTTTGGTCGATTTTCTCGGAAGCGATAAGTGTGCTGTTTTTACAGGTCAAAACAAAAAAGAGAGAGACAATGAATTGTCGGATTTTTGCACCAATAAAAAACAGTACTTTGTTGCAACCATGCAATCCGGTGGAACTGGATTAAATGGATTACAGGAAGTTTGCCGCAGCATTGTTTTTTATTCAAATTCATTTAGTTATTTTCATCGCAAACAGTCGATTGGTCGTATTGATAGACATGGACAGCAAAATGAAATGATTATACATGATTTCCGAACGATTGCCAATATTGATGATAAAATTATGCGAAATCTTTCTCGAAAAGGAAATTTAGCTGACGAAATAAAACAAATGATGACTGACAAAACTAAACTAAAAAAATACATCGAAAGCTTGTAGGTTGAAAATTATATCTATATTTGTGAAATAAAAATAAGCCTATGCGAAAATTTAATTTGAAAAAAGCGCAAAATGGCAGCGATGTAAAAACTAAAAGTGGAATTGCCGCTAAAATTTTGCTGTTTGATAGGGATAGTAGAACTTTCCCGTTGGTTGTAATTCTGAACAATAAAAAAGTTTATTATTACACAACAGAAGGTAAATTTTACAACGACAAGGATAGTGATTTAGATTTAGTAATGGTATGAATGTTTATGAAGCTGCATTACAAAGAATAGAATTAATATTCCGTGAATTTGACAATATATATGTGTCATTTTCCGGAGGAAAAGATAGTGGAGTATTATTAAATCTCTGCATTGATTATATCCGGAAAAGCAAAATCGATAGGAAGATTGGAGTCTTTCATATGGATTATGAAGCGCAATATACAGCAACGACAAATTATGTGAATGAAGTACTATTATCTAATTCGGATATTATTGAATCGTACCGTTGTTGCATTCCATTCAAAGTAACAACTTGCACATCAATGCATCAAGATTACTGGCGACCTTGGAATGAAAGCGAGCAAGATATTTGGGTAAGCCAAATGCCGGATAATTGTTATAAAAAAGAAGATTTCCCATTTTACAACGAGCAAATATGGGATTATGATTTTCAAGAAAAGTTTGGCTCCTGGTTGCACGAAAGAAAAGGAGCGAAGCGAACTTGTTGTCTTGTTGGCATTAGGACTCATGAAAGCTTAAATCGTTGGCGCGCTATTCATTCGGAGCGAAATTACAAAAATTACAACGGTTTGAATTGGACAAAGCAAATGTATGATGATGTGTATAATGCTTATCCTATCTATGATTGGTTAACTGAAGATGTTTGGATTGCGAATGGCAAATTCGGTTGGGAATATAACGACTTGTATAATCTATTTTACAAAGCTGGGGTCTCCATTGATAAAATGCGAGTAGCAAGTCCGTTTTTGTCTACAGCACAAGAGAGCTTGAAGCTTTATCGCGTAATTGAGCCTAATACATGGGGAAAGCTAGTAAGCCGTGTTAATGGCGTTAATTTTACTGGAATATATGGTGGAACTACAGCAATGGGATGGCAGTCAATTAAACTACCTAAAGGACATACGTGGAAAAGTTATATGTATTTTCTTTTGTCCACACTTCCAGAACAGACAAAGCAAAATTATCTCACAAAACTTGAAACTTCAGTTAAATTTTGGCGCGAAAAAGGAGGAGTGCTTTCTGCTGAAACAATACAAGAGCTAAAAGATTCCGGAGTTGAGATTAATGTGCAAGACTCAACAAATTACAACACGAATAAAAAGCCTGTTAGAATGGAATATATTGACGATATCGATATTGCCGATTTCAAAGATATACCCACTTATAAGCGTATGTGCATTTGTATTATGAAAAATGATCATCTGTGTAAATATATGGGATTTTCGCTCACTAAAAACGAGCAGGTCCGAAAGAAAAACATTATGGAAAAATATAAAAATATGCTATAGAATGGATGCTTTAGTTGATAAATACACGAAGATAATGTCTCTGACGGCAGAATTAGCCAATGAAATTAAAGAAATAGAAAATCTTGATGAGAAAATTGATACATTAAATTTTGTCAGGGGAATAATACATGAAGTTAGCCCATATAAAAATCATCCTGTTGATTACGTTTATTGGGAAAAATCTGAACAGATAGAGGCAAACGAATATAATCCTAATTTTGTCGCCCCTCCGGAAATGAAGTTGCTGATAACCTCAATAGAAGACGATGGGTTTACAATGCCCATTTATACAAACCCCGAAGAAAACGTAGCTAAGATAATTGACGGCTTTCATAGGAGAAAATCAATTACCATATCAACAAAAATAAATGATAGTACTTACGGGCGACTTCCTATTACAAAAAGTAAGAAAGATCAACGCGATATTGCCAGTCGTATGGCTTCTACTATTCGTCACAACCGAGCGCGGGGATCGCATGATGTTGGATTAATGAGCGAAATTGTATCAGAATTAGTTCAATCCGGAATGTCGGATGTGTGGATAATGAAAAAAATCGGCATGGATGCAGACGAATTATTAAGATTAAAACAAATAACTGGTTTAGCAGCATTGTTTGCCAGTGAAGAATTTTCGGAGGTGAAAGATGGCGAAATATCCTAAATTTATGATTGCAAAAAATCCGATGGCAGAACCAGATGGATTATATATCCTCCACACTCAAAAACCTCGTTTTTTGACAAAAGTGGAATCGAATACATTTGAAGTGATAGATGACATTGACTCAATGCTTGAATACTACAAAGGGGATTCTTCAAAGGTAGAAGGATTATTCAAAAGGCTTTCAGACTGGTATAAATCATATAAAATTTATAATAATGGCAATCGACAAGTTTACGGAAAAAATTAAATATTTGAAGTGTCGTAGTTTCTTTCCTGATTACTGTGGGATTCGATATACATCTGGCATTCTTCGTAAATTGTCTGGGAAAAATTCAAATGGGAATCCGGGAACATTTTCAGAGGAACAAAAAAAGCAAATTATAAATGGCTTGGAAAATTTTATTTTAGAATTAAAAAAATATAGTGCAGATTCAAAATAG